ATGAATTTGAAAAAAAAATGAAAGAAAGAAAAAATAAATATAGTGATAAGACAAAAAATAATACAATTAATTCTAATTACAGATATTGTAAATATCATAGCTTTGCAGGTCATAAAGTTTCTAGAAAAAGAAAAATAAGTAAAATGTTTTACTTAGAAAAAACTTATAATGAAAGTGAAAATTATTTAGAAGATATGATTGAAATTTTAGATTATATTGAAAATAAATTAAAAACATTAAAACTTGAAATACCTATAATAATACCTAGAAGTTTTAGACAAGGGAGTGTTATATTATTTGATATCAAAAGCGAGAAATTAGCGAAAAAAATAGTTGATTTATTAAATGAAAATAAATCAAAATAAATCAAAATAAATCAAAATAAATCATATAAAATCATAAAAAATCAAAATTTTTATGATTTTTTGGTAATTTATTGTCATAAAACAAAGATATAAGTAGATTATTCAACAATTTTAATCAATACATAAAAGGAGTAGGAGAGTGAGAATTTTAATCAATGGTAAAAAATATCCTGAATATATCACAAGTTTAATTTCTGATTTAGCCTACTCCCCTCTTTCAGAAAGCGAACTAGCCAGAAAGTATCAAAAGAATAGGGCAACAATAATTAAATATTCTAAAGATGAAATTATAAGAAAAGAGGTTGATAAACTAAAAGAGGAAAACACAAAAGAAGCTAAATCTGAAATGAATAAGTTAAATGATTTAGCTATGGAAGCTCTATTCGAATTAGTTCAAAATGCAAAATCAGAATCAACTAGATTAAGAGCCTCAGAATTAATTTTATTGTCTACTGGTACATTAACAAAAAAATCAGAGTTAGAAATAACAGATAAATCAGTATCAGAAATTGAAATAACAATAATCTAATGAAAATAGATATTAAAATAAATAAAAAACTAAAACATTTAATTGATCCTGTTGATACTTTTAATGTAGTAAAAGGCGGGAAAGGTTCTGGTAAATCTCATGGTATAGCCGATATTTTAATATTAAAACTATTGAGAGAATCAAATATATTAATATTAGTTGCAAAAGGCACATTGAAATCAACCGACCTTTCAGTAAAAAAACTATTCACAGATAAATTAAGAGAATACGGAATTATAGAACAATTTGACGTATTATCATCTAAACAACAAATAAGGAATAAAAATAATGGTTCAGTCATTAATTTTATTGGTTTGAGTAATCCAGATTCACATAAATCATTAGAGGGTGCAAAATATCTTTGGATTGAAGAAGCAAATATTGATATTCCTTTAAACACTTTTGATGTTATGATACCAATTTTAAGACAAGAAAATTATAGAATGTATTTTACATTCAATCCAAGGCATAAAACCGATGCTATATGGAAATTTATGGAAGCTGAAGAGTATGGTAAAGTTAATATAACACATATTAATTATTTAGATAATCCATTATTACCACAAAATAAAGAATATGAAATAGAAAGAGTAAAAGAAAGAAATTTACTTAAATATAATCACCAATATCTAGGTGAACTAGAAACCATTTCTGAAGATGCAGACTGGAAAGAGTGGATGATTCAAAAAACTGATAGTTCTTTTTTAGATATGAAAGATTATTTAGAAGATACCTTTATATCTGTTGACCCTAATGGTGGTAACAAAGATAAAGGAGATGCTTTTGGTATAGTTGTAGGTTCAAAAAGTCAAGATGAAAAATTTTATATATGGAAAGATGCAACAGACCACTATACATATGTAGAGGCTGCTAGACAAATAATTCTATTATATGAACAATACAATTGTTCAGGAGTTGTTATAGAAAAGAATGGTGTAGGTAGTGGTTTTAAAACTATATTAGAACAGGAGTTGAAATTGTGTAAAAGGTTACCCATTCCAGTATATGAGGTTCACGCAAAAATAGGTAAAAAAACAAGAGCTAAACCTATATCAGCACTATACGAAAATTTACTAGTTTATCACTATGGAAATTTAGAAGAATTAAGACTTGAAATGTTAACATTCACTGGAGAAAAAGGACAGCCTTCACCTAACAGATTAGATGCTTTAGTTTGGCTGTTAAGCAAATTTATAGGTAAAAATAATGTAACAGCTTCAAAAGGAAGAAAATTGACAGATATGAGCGTATTAAATAAAAGATTAAACAGACGTTAAGGAGAATATAATGGCAGATTTAAGTAAAATAAAAGAAGTATATATGGAAGCTGAGGGAAATGAACAACTAGAGTTTCATCAATATTATGAGGCTGTTGAATCAGTTGTACCAGTTTTAAATAAAACTAATACAAGTGGATTAGGTGGAGAACCTACTAAACAACATTTTAATTTTATGAAAGATGTAGTAAATAGAAAAGTTGGTTATATGTCAGGAATTGAATTTTCTATTAATTCAGAGCTTATTGAATCAGATGATAGGTTAACAAACATTAAGCTAGAGCTTAAAAAAATGAGTAGAGAAACTTCTTTTGATATCTCAAACACTGATTCATTAAAAAGAAGTTCAGTTTCTGGATTATCTCACAGATTATGTTATACAGATGATGAAGGGAAGTTTAATTTTAAAAATTTAGATGCATGGCAAGTAGTTTATGATTATTCTAATGATAATTATAAACCTACAACAGCTAATTACTATTTTGATGTTATAGATATTGAAGGAGAGGTTAGTCAATATTGCCACGTTTATGATAATGAATTTGTTTACTATTTTAAAACAAGTTCTTCAGATGAAACACCTAAATCAGGAAAATCAAATTCAAGTAAAACACCTGAAGTTGTTGAATATGTTGAATATATACCAGAAGGTATGTCTGATGTGTTTAGTAAACATAATTTTTCACAAGTTCCTGTTATTCCTCTTCTTAATAATGGTGATAGTAAATCAGATTTCATTGATTCAAGAAGTTTAAATAATACTTATGATGATGTATTAAGTGAATCAGTAGATGATTTATCAATATCAGGTTCAATGCTAAAAATTGTAGGTGCTTTAGAAGAAGGTGTTGATACTGTTGATTCTATTGAGGATAGAAAGGCTTTTTTAATCCCATTAACTTCTGATGGTAAACCCGGAGGAGATGTAGCGTTTATTGATAAAAATATTAATGATACAGCTATACAAAATACATTAAACACATTAAGAGATTCAATTTATGAGCTTGCAGGATCTGTTGACTTACAAACGTTAAGTGAAAACTCTAATGCAAGAATCTTTACTATTAGGACTGCTTTAATGAGGTTAGAAAATACAGCCAATGTTACAGAAAGGTTTTTCAGAAAAGCTCTTGAAAAACAATTAGAACTATGGATTGAAATTATAAATAAAACAACTTCTTTAAATATATCAGAAATGGATTTTGATATAATTTTTAAAAGGAATTTTGTTCAAGATAAAGAGCTTCAAGCTCGACAACTGCAAACCCTAATGACTACAACCTCTACTTTAGATGCTTATATACAATCTGAATTATTTGATGACCCACAAGGGGCATATGATAGATATATTGAAGAGCAGAAAAATGGCATAGCGTTTGAATAGGAGTAGATAATGGCTAAATATATACCTAACACAGCTCCTATCCATCCTTTATTTCAGTTAATTACAGTAGAGTTTTTAGAGGAGTATAAAAAACAAATTGGGGAGGTTGCTGTTCTTACAGTAGCAGCCCAATATAAGATTAATCAACAGTTAAATAAATGGTTAAAAGAAAAAATTGAACCAGTTTTTAAAGATTTATTTAAAGCTGGTATTTCTCAAACTAATCAAATAGTTCCTGCTGAAATATCAGTATTAACCGATCAATTGAGCGTGCCTTTTAAATACAATAAAGAAATGTTATTAAAATATAATGAGGGTTTATCAGTATTTCAAGGTTATTATGACAAGGATTTTGAAAAACTTTTCACTAGAAGAGAAGTGGACAAAATGAAAAGAATTATCTTAACTGGAAAATATAGCAACTGGACGGACAGAGAACTACAAAACGCTATACTAAACGAATTTAAAGTTACTAAAAATAGAGCTTTAAATATTGCAAGGAATGAAACAACACGATTAAATACAGCAAGTAAACAAATCTATTATGAAAAACCTGCCGTAAAGAAAAACTATAATTTAGTGTTTACTAGTGAACAGGATGATAAAGTAAGAAAAACCCACAAATCATATGATAAAGTAATAGCCGACCCTTTAACAGGTAAATTTGATGGTGATTGTGGAGAGATATTGGGGCCGCCTGTCGCTTGTTCGCCTTGGAATTGTAGGTGTACTATAGATTTCATTAAAAAACCTACTGAATAGGTAATTTTTGAGCATAGAACAAAGATATAAATAGATACTAACAGCGATTATTATAGAATACGCAAAATATTTGATAAGTATCTAGTAATCAGTGTGTAGGGTAAAGGCTACCCGCTTCATTTGGGATGAAGAAGATAAAGGTTCAACTCCTTTCTCACTGAAAAAGTAATAAAAATTTTTATATGTTTTAGGCTTAACGGTTTAAGATAAAAGGAAAATAAAATGTCAGAAGAAAATAACGAAACAGAAGTTAAGCAAGATGTTAAGCAAAATACTAACTCAATTGAAGAGTTCAAAACTAGTAAGGAATTTGAAAACCTTATTTCAGACGCAAGAAGTCAAGCGGTTGATAAATTTAAAGCTGATAAAATGAAAGCTATTTTAGAACAAAATATTATTGAATATGAGGAAAGTAAAAAACTCACACCTCTACAAAAAGCAGAAATCAGAATTAAAGAATTAGAAGAAGCTGATGCTAAAAGTAAGTTTGCTATTGAGAAACAAAAGAGAGATAAAATAATTATGCAATCATTAACTAATGACCATAATTTACCATCTAATCTAATTAAATATATAGATACATCTAGTGAAGAAACTGTTAACCAAGGAATTAAAGATTTTAAAGATTTATTAGAAGCTAATAGAATTTCTAATAATAAAGATGAAATTAAACAAAATAAATCCTATATTCCAAAAGATGAAAAACAAATTAATAAAACAGGTGCAAAAATGCCTGCTGAAACTGCTAGTTCAAAAGAATGGCAGGAGTATTTCAGAAAAATAAAATAGGAGAAATTAAATGGCAATTACAAAATCACAATCAACAGTATGGGGAGCAAAAGCCGTATCAGAACTTATCGAAAGCTCTTTCGCTCTTGAGGTTACTAATCAGAATTATCAAGTTGATGCTTCTGGAGCAAAAACAATTAAAATTATAGAGGTTCAATCGCCTACTATTACACCTTATGTTAAAGATACACCAATGGTATATGAGAATTTAACCGACCTTGAAACCAACCTTGATTTAGATACTTTCAGAAAATTCAGCTTTAAAGTTGAGGATTTGGACGTTGACCAAAGCAAAGTTGACTTTGTACCAGAAGCAATGGTATCAGGTGCTAAGAATTTAGCGAACGAAGCAGATAAATTGTTTGCTAAAATGTGGAGGGAAGACCCAACTGAAAATGATGCTATTGCTTCAGTAGGTGGTATTAATTCAGATATCCCAGCTGCAAACCTTATCGGAAGTTTAGCTGTTCCTGTTGCTATTGATGCAACAAATGTTAAGTCAACTACTTCTTTGATCGCTAGAAAACTCAAAGAACAAAATGTTAATAGAGGGGAAATGACTGTTATTGTACCTCCTTGGTATATGGATTTGTTAAGCGATGCAGTTGGTGATAGACTAACAGAAAATACTGAACTTATGTCAAGTGGTGTTGTTTATCAATATGCTGGGCTTAACTTAATTGAGACAAATTTTGTTGAAGTAGAGCCTACAGCAAATAGTTCACAAATTATGGCATTTTCAGCAAGGGCAATCCCTATGGCTGTTACCTCTAGAACTGTTGAGGATTTCAGAGATCACTCTCAATTTGGTGACCTATACAGAGCATTATTCGCTTTTGGTATGGAATTACTACACGGAAAAGAAGTTGTTGTTCTTTCAGCAGTAGAAGCGTAGTTAGTTAAAAAGAAATTTTCTTAGGGGAAGTGGTATTACCTCACCACTTCCCCTTTTTTAGGAGAAAAAAATGTCAACAGTAATAAATAAAAATGATTTTCTTGACGATATAGCAAAATTTAAATTACAAAGAAGAAGCTCAGTATATAAATTTGGCTCTTCAACTAATATATCAGCAACACCACAACTAATAACAGAAATACCAGTAACAGATCCTT